TCTATTCCCAATGCTTTCTCTTCCAAGTCTCTTGTTCTCTTCTCTGGCGTATCAACTCCTGCAACTCTAACTCTTTCTTTCTTGAATAAATCAAACCCAAGATCAATGGTGACATCAATAGTATCCCCGTCAAGAACACGATTAATCTCCGTTACTCTAAAATTGTAGCAGCTCTTCCTGCTCGGTGGAACCATTGCTCCCATTTTCATATTCTGCAAGTGAACTATTTATCATATCCTCAACAGGGGTACGTTCTTTCTCTTGTTTCCAATTACGAATAGCATCTACCATATGATGATATGTATCCATAATCACCAAAGGACTATCTTCTCTCGTATCTAATAGAACAACTTTTCCTCGATGAAAATCTCTAATATATCTTGGTTCCTCTTCTTCTGGTTCTACAACTGCAACAGGTTTCTCTAACACACCATCATGAGGTGGACAAGTAAATTCACTACCATCTAAAGGAGGACTACATGCTTCTACCTTTGGTGCAAAATATCCTGCCCCAATAACAGCAAGTGCCACTGTACCTAATAAGGTTACAGCAGCAACTACTTTCTCATTAGCACGTACTCGTGCTGTGAGTTCTTTTTGTTTTTCTAATAAGGCATCAACTTTCGTGTGCAACACTGCTATGTGTGCGTCCACCTTCAGATCCTTCAATGTCTTCTTGCTCATTAGGATACCATGTATCATACATGAATATGTAGTAAATTGCAATTCCTACAGATACTAACAATATACCCAACATAATATTAATTGACCATACTACCTCACTGTACATGAATAACTCCTTTCATACCTGCACCAGCATGAGGATCACATTGAAAATCATAATCTCCTGCTTTCTCAAAAGTAACTTCGATTCTTTCACCAGGTGAAAATGCTAAGTCATTGTGTGATAATTCATCATGTCCAGCGAACATTACATTATGTGGAGGCAGTTCATTATTCACAAAAGTAACTGTATCTCCAACATTAACTGTTAGTTCGCAAGGTTCGAAGACTAACATGCCTCCAGAACCCATTTGTATTTCAGCAGCATATGCTTGTGCTGCTAATGTCATTGATAAGAAGAGTGAAGTAAGCATGATAGTTAATCTACTCATCCACCACATAATCTCATGTTTCATGATTAATGTCCCATTGGAATACCTGCTGCCATCATACGAGAGATATTATCAACCTCATCGTTATTGCAGTAATCAACAAAATGAGGATGTACCTGTAGCTCTGGCACATCCTCCTTTGAGTGTTGTATTGCTTCGTATGCACTCATAGCATACTCACATATCTCATAATGTTGTTGTTGTAAGTCGTGATAACCTACAATGTAATGTCTTTGTTGAGTCAGGGGCATGATTTTTCAATCCCGTACTGCATATATTTATAGCACAAAGTAGTAAAAAATACCTACTTATGTGTGGACTCACGCACACTGTTAGAGAACCTGGATAACCCCTTTAACCTCTGGTATCTCCATCATTAATTTCTTTTGTATACCATCCCGTAAAGTTATAGTACTCATGGCACATGAAGCACATGCACCACCAAGTCTTACCTTAACCCATCCATCTACTTGCTCAACATATTCTAACCACCCACCATCTGCTTCGATGTATGGTAGCAGTTCTTCAAGAACTGTTATTATATTTTCGTCGTTAAGTTCCATTACTTCTCAGCAGCGTATAGTGCAAATGTAGAAGTTGTTATGACAGTCATCATGTTAGCAATATGCTGTTTAACATCAGCGTCACATACTTTACCAGGCATGAAGCAACCAAATATGGTTGCTCCTACTATTGCTAACTGAAAAAAGATAACGAACTGTATAAGGTTAATAACCCTACTCTTACTATCTAGAGAAGGATTGCTCCTATTACGAATCCTTTTGCGAATGCCAAACATAACATTTGATAATCTGTTAGATTAAACTTATCTTGGATTTTTTTAGCCCACTTCTTATCCAAATCTTTTATTTGAGTAAGAGTTTTTCCTAAATTGAAATTCCACATTGCATTAAACTGTTGGGGGTTCTTCTTTCTTAGGTGTTGGTGCTGGTACAGCAGCAGTTAGATTAAGAGGTGCTTGCTCAATTCTAATTGTTTGAGTAGGACCAGTCTGAGATGCCTTCTCAATTAACTTCTCCATATCCTTTGCAGTAACTGGAGGAGTAGACGAGTTACCATTACCATTACCTTTATTCTTAGCAGTCTGAACTCCGAAGGTTGCTAATACTCCTGTAAACACCGAAGCTATGAAAGTTGGATCTATATTCTTCTGTGGGAAGTTTGGAATGGCAACGTAATTAAGGGTCAATATTCCCCCCGACCAGACCAAAATACCAAGACGAACAAATGTACTAATGATTGCCATCTGTTCGTCATGATCAGGAACAATAGCATCAGTTAGTTTACCGAGCATACCTTTAGGCTTTTCTTCCTGTACTTCTTCTTTAACTTCTTCAGAAGCTTCTGGTGAATCTACCGTCTCTTCTTCTTTTACTTCTTCGGGCATAAAAATAGAATGTCTCTAAGTTTATATAGACACAATATCTCCTATAACCCAAGATTTTAAACCATGTCCTTCTATTCTTAACTGAACATCAACTGCTACATTCTGAGGAACTACTACACAATATCCAATACCAAGATTAAATACATTCTTCATTTCCTCTTCAGGAATCTCACCAGCAAGCATAATCTTACTAAACAATTCTGGCATCTTCCAAGAGTTATAATCAACTCTTGCCTTTAATCCATCAGGAATACATCTAGGAAGATTCTCTGGAATACCACCACCAGTTATATTTGCCATTCCCATAATAGGAAACTCTTTTATTAAATCTGCAACCAATGGAGCATAGATGATTGTGGGATTAAGAAGTTCTGGCATCTCTTTAAGAAATATCTTATGCCTCCACAACATATCTCTAATCAAACTAAATCCATTACTATGGACTCCACTACTTTCTATACCAATAACAACATCACTCTCACGTATTAGACTACCATCTATAATCTCACTCTGCTCTACAATACCAGTACAGAATCCTGCAAGATCTTTAATCGGATCTACCATACTCATCCTTCTTGGATGCTCTGCTGTTTCTCCACCTAATAAAGAGCAACCTGATTGTTTACATCCTTCTGCTATACCATTAACTAATTCTGTTACTAACTCTCCATGCAATTTTATATCTGATGTGCAAATGTAATCTAAGAAATATAATGGTTTTGCACCACAGGTAATCACATCATTCACACACATGGCAACAAGATCAATTCCTATACCACGCATTACTGATGGATCACCAGTTGCATTCAATTCAGCAACATGAACTTTAGTTCCTACTCCATCAGTACCAGAAACTAATATAGGATTCTCATATCCTGCAGGAATTTTCATCATTCCATTAAAACCACCGAATCCACCCAACACTTCTGGAGCGTGAGTGGATTTAACGGTATCTTTTATTGTATCAACAAAAGATCTTCCTGCTTCAATATCTACACCAGAAGTTTTATAGTCCATTATTATTTTCCATCCAAGAACTAATAGCAGCATCATATGCAGCAGTATGTCTAAATGCTTCTAACATAAATTGCTTTCTTAATTCCTCAACAGTAACAGAGGATATATTACCTTTTAGTGCATCAAGATAAATTCCGTACTGATTTGGATTAGTTAATACAGCAACATCCTTATAATTCTTTGCTGCTGATCTCACCATACTAGGACCACCAATATCAATATTCTCAATCGCATCTTCAAGAGTTACATCTGGTTTAGCAACTGTCTCTTTAAATGGATATAAATTTACTGCAACAATATCAATCAACCCAATATCATTTGCTTTACGATCTATATCATGCTTAGGATTACCACGCTGTGCAAGAATACCACCATGAATCTTTGGATGCAATGTCTTTACTCTTCCATTCAAAATCTCTGGTGAACCAGTATATTCAGATACCTTCATTACAGGTATTCCTTCTGCCTGAAGAGCAGCATGTGTTCCACCACTAGATATAAGTTGATATCCAGCACGAACTAATCCTTCTCCAAAATCAACAATTCCGTCTTTATTTGAAACGCTTAATAATGCGTAGTAATTCATAATTCAATCACTCTTTTCTTTTAATTTCTTTGCTTGCCTATTACTCCAATAAGCAATTCCGATAACAGTAAGGTACATAAGTGTATCATCTAACATAACAAGAAAGAAGATAACAGAACTACCAACGGTTATCCATTGAGGAAGTCTTCTAGTAACTATATCGTAACATCTACGAAGGAGTTTCTCTCCTCCGTTAAAATACCAAATAATAAGTGCAGTGATTACAAATTCACTATAAGGTATAACAAAATATAATGATAAAAAAATAAAGAGAGGCCAATAATGCCTCTCATCTATTTTATTAATTAACTTTAGATACTTACGAATAAGTCTTTTCATTTAGAAATCTGGTAAACCAGCTTGTGGGGTAGAAGGTACGAGATCAGGAGTTCCTATAGGTAAATCACCACCTACAGCACCACCACCAAATCCTCCAAGAGAACCTAGTGCTTTCTCAGTAACACTTTCGATTATTGCGTCTTTATTAACGTAAACGTAAGCACCAGTGCCAACAACGGCAACAGATACAACAGCAGACGCAATAGCAAGTACATTGATAACTTTTTGCATTTTAGATAACCTAATTCTATGTATTGTCATGTTTTCCATTATAGTATGCTTCATAGTATTTGACAAGCCCTGCTGTGGTATATTGTTTTTTACACCACTCTTCTATACATTCTTCAACTAAAGAACCTGTGTAACCATAAT